ACTGGACGACATGGTACGAAGACCCGGACGAGTACATGGTGGACGAGGATGACCCGGCTCCGAACAAAGTCAGCGTGGAGTTGGCGGATGCTGTGGACTCAACGGGCAAGGTCGACGAAAAGAAAGTCGCTAAGTTGTTGGCGGAGGAACTGCGCCGACGATGGTTCGTTGACCCCAACAAGTACGAGTTCATCAACTGGACTGTGACCTGCGATGTGCAGATTAAAGAGGAGGACAAGGCATGAACGAACAAGAACGGCTCAACCGCATCGCTATCGCCTTGCGTGCGGCGTATGAGCTGGTTGAAGAAGGCAGCGAGGCGCATGGCTACATTGCTGAGGCGTTGGCCTACGCTGACGGTGACATGGCTAGTTTCGATGGGGAGGATAAGGCATGAGCCGCTATATAGTTTCGGTCTGCCGTGTGGAACATCGCGTATATCAAATCGAGGTCGAAGCCGACACGCCGGAGAAGGCACACGATATCGCCGTTGATACATGGGCAGAAGGTGACGAAACCTTTAAAGATATCGGATGCGTCTACGCCGAAGACTTCATCAATGATGTGGAAGAAAAACGGGAGGCCGCATGACCGCGCAGCGATGGGCAGTGCTGACCCTTACCGGCAACCATTGGGAGAATGTGTGGAGCCTAGACGATGAGCCCGAAACCTTCGACAGTTACGGCGACGCTGACGCTGCATTGGCTGAACACTTGCGGGAGTGCCAATGGGCGGTGGACGCCGGGCACCTTGACGACATGCCAACCCGCGACGCGTTCCGCATCGCGCCTTGTGTTGATACTTTTTTGACTGCGTAAACTAAAACCAACTGGAGACAATAGACTATGAAAACCGCAACAATCGCCGCCGCTTTGGTGGCTACCTTGGCTCTGCCCGCCTATGCTGAAATTTTCGCCACGGCGGGCGTTAAAGGTGACCGTGACGGGCGCACGGTGCTCACGACCGACCCGTGTGAGATTAAATTTGACCTGCTACAAATCGGGCTGAACAAGACCACGACCGATGAGATGCGCCGCGCCTTCTACTACACGAGCGACGGCAAGACGAACGAGGGGTGTTGGAAGCACGACGCCGGGACGGTGGTGCTGGTGTGGTCTGTTGAGCAGATTGCGCGCCGGTGGCCGGTGGATAACTTCAAAGTCGCCGACAAGAAGGCGAGCGCATGGGACGCGCTCCGATGATGCGTTGGCTATCGTGGGTGTACCGGCTAGTGCGTCAACTTCGGAAAGCACGCGCCGACGACTGGCGCCGCGTGCCGCCGCCTAACTGGGCGTGCCGGCGCGGTGGCCGTGAGTATCTTTAACAGTATGAGGTGACAGTATGCACAAGCCGTCAGATGACCCCTTCCTTGACCCAGAGACTATGTACAGAGAACCAACCCCGCCTGAGCCTGTCCTTTCGCCGGAGGAGCTGCGCGCTATCTTGGACGAGTCCACCGTAGGCGATGCCATCGACCCCGACCATTACAAGGTTGGCGGGATCGAGACCATCGACTACATGAAAGCCAAGAGTACGCCGGAAGAATTTGAGGGATACTTGCGCCTGTCATCGCTCAAGTACCTATCCAGAGCCGGGCATAAAGGCGAGGCGCTGGAGGACTACCGCAAGGCGCTCTGGTTCGTTACACGGCTAGTTGAGGAGGGCGAGCGTGAGTAACCTACACACCGCCGCCGAGCGCGCGTTGGAGGCGCTCGATAACCTGATACTGGCGTGCGAGCCACCGGCCGACCCTAGCGCACTAGAACCGGCAGTCGCGGCGGCTATCCAGGCCGCATCCGCGCTGGCCGCCGCTATCTGTACCAGTCACACCGAGAGGGAGACAGTATGACCACACAGTACGAGCCTGACCCGTTGGATGATGAGTGGGACAAGATGTCGCACACCGCGACAGAGTACCGCGCTGAGATACGGCAACTGCGTGAGCGGTGCTACAAATACGCCAAGGAGTTGGAAGGACTTCGTGCTCTCGATCTCGCCATATTCGAGCAAACCGTGCTCATCCGTACTGACTTCGACGCTTTGAGCAGTGAGATGGAACGCATGGAGAGACAGCGATGAACAACACAATCACCCTGCGCCGCGCTGTCTGACGCGGCTGAACGATGGCCAAAGTCAATCTGACTGAATGGTGGATACGGCGGTTATGCCGCTATATCGACCTTACCCGGCGGGAGGCGCGGCGATCCCTTGGTAAGCGCCTCCCGCCGGTCACCGATAAGGCGCACACCCGCGCCCGATACAATCAACTACAGGCAAAACAGCGTGATGTACTTACTCTTGACTATTGCCGCCGCCGTCCTCGTTGAGTGGCTATTTCCCGACGATAGATAACGCGGGTTCGGCACCCTCCGCCATCCGCCGCAGCTCTGACCGCGCAAGGGTTGCAAACTGAGGGTGGGCGTATACATGCTTCTTGGTTGGGAACTCACGAGAGTGCAGCCGACCACAATCAACCCACCCAGCATCCCGTAGCGCGTGCATGAGCGCGGCAGAGACGACCTTGACGCCGGAGGGTGCCACGCCTTGCAGCCGGTCGCAGATGGCGTAGAACGGCGAGGCAATGACGCCACGGGCAAAGTCGCCCTGGCGTTGACGAATCATCTCGACTAAAAACGACTCGGCGGTGCTCATCGCCGACTCGATCATGATGATTTTGGCCTCGGTCATGGGCGGCGCAGCGCCGGGGTTGAAGGCCGACACATCGCGGGCGTCGAGCCACGCGGTGACAGCCTGGAAGCCGCCCGCGTAGTACCAATTCCAGAGCGCGCGCGCCTCAGCGGGCGGCATACGGTCGGCCTCGCTCCACACGACGAACCAGCGGCGGTCATCCGAAGGGAGGCTGATGGCGGCGCGCTCGTTGCTGAACGACACTACCAGTACGCGGTTCAAAGCATCGTAAGGGTGCAAGCCCTTGCGGTTGACCGTGAGCAGCTCAGGGGGCGCGGCGATCACGGGCTTGAGGCTGTTTTCAAGCGCGCGGCGGTCTTTAGCCTCGGCCTGACGCAACTCGTTGATAACGATAACCTCAGATTCCAGCGCGTAGCCCCACTGAGAATTCAGCTCCTCGTTACGCACCGTCGTGACATTGACGCGCTGGTCGCCGCCGATTGCCCAGAAGAAGGGTGCCCAAAGCGTGTCCTTACCGGAGCCTGGCTTGCCCGCGTGCAGCACGGCATGGTTGATTTTCTGGTTGGCGTGCTGGCGCTTGTAGGCCATCACATCAAGCACATGCCCGCGTTCGGCGGGGTCGGGAATCATGCGCTCGGCGTGAGCGAGCCACGGACTGACATCGCCCGCGCTCACCGCAGGCCGCGCGTCGCGCCAGCGGTTGCCGTAGACGACGCCGTTACGGCTGACAAGGATGGACTCGCCAGCGGCGAATGTGACGCCCGCGAGCACACGCGCGCCCATCGCCTGACGGTTCTCGTCAAAGCAGACGGACGCTTCGATGCGTCGGTTATTGTGGATAGAATGGCAGGTCACATGCCGGTACAGCGCGTTGAACACCCCGCGCGCGATTTCGTGACGCTCGCCTAAGTCAAAATACGCGTCATCGCTGAGAACATACGCGAAACGCTCGTACCATTTAGACTTCTCGACGCGGCCTAACTCGCGGCGCTCGACCTGGGCGATGACCTCGGCGGCAGCGTCGGGGAACTCCTCGGTTGGGGTGATCTTCGACAAAGCGGCCTCCATCTTCTTCGCAAGCAGGTCATCACGCAGGCCGTAGCCCGTCTTGGGGCCGCCCTCGGCCTCGACCCAGCGCAAGAACTTCTCGCTGTTCCAGTCGCTGCAATGGCCGTGGAAGCAAGTATAGCTGCGCGTGACGGGGTGATACCGCCCTTGCGTGTCGGCAGTGGTGTGCTCGGCGTGGTTCGGGCACACGACGCCGTACCAGCCTTCAGGGTTGGCCTTGGCGAGCAGCAGCCCGCGCTCCTGTATCCACTCCAACACGCTGTCAAGGCCGTCGTCTTCGATGGCGATGCCCTGTATATACGCCGTGTCAACCTCGCCTGGCGTGACGCCGCAGGCTGTAACAATCTGCGTTACGGTAAACTCGCGGTCGGGGTGGAACTCGGTGAGTACGGCGGCGAAGTTGTCGCGGCCTTCCTTCAGGTTTACGCTGCCTTCGATGCGGAAATTACGCACCGGATTCACCGCGCCGGGGTCGGTAAACCCCGCCTCGGCCATAGCCTTGATCGCTGCGCTGAACTCGCCCTTGGTCGGCTGATCGTCAAGCGCGAAGGTGTAGCCCCATTGAAAGTTGCCGGGGCTGGTTTCAAGCTTCCACGTGGGCTCAATCGGCGGTACCTTGGACTTGGTGCCGATGTCATCCAGCACCATAAACGCCACGCGCTCGACGTTAGGCGCCGACGCGGACAGCTTGTCCGTCATGCGGTCAACGATGAATGAGCCTGTGTTGGCGTACCACGCCCCCTCGGGGTTACGCATGTACTTGCCATAAAGCCCCGGCGGCCACGTGTAGCGCGGCGTGCCGTCCTTGTGCTTCAGGTGCTCGCCCTTGCGGACGATTGGCACCTGGCGCACGAATAAAATTGTTTCCCCTTCTGGAGCGATACTGTTAATATATTCAGCGAACTTCATTTTGACCCCTCTAGTTGTGTGTTTAAGCCCGGCCTAACCCGCCGGGCTTTTTTATTTACCGTACCGGCTCATGATCTTGACGCCGGTCTTGAGCGGGAACCCTTTAGCCCACTCGGGCGCGGTACACATCACGGTATCCAGCACCTCGGCGACAGCCTCACCGGCCTCGTTCGCACATTCGATAACGATTTCATCGTGTACATGCAGCACCGTTTGTAAGCCTCGGCTATCTAGCTCGCGCAGGCTGTGGCGGAGCAAATCGTTGGCCGTGGCCTGTGTGATGTTCTCGCAGGCAAGCCCCTTCCAGAGCCGCGCGCGGGGCCACTCTTTAGCGTCCTGCGCAGGCTTCCATGCTGCCTTGAGATAACTCACACCGTCCGACTCCAGACGGGCGAACGGGTAACATAACACGCGCCCTGACGGCAGCGCGTACCAAAGATGTTGACCGTCAAACATGTACACCACGCGGCCAATTGCGAATTCATGGTTGACATTTCGCATGGCGCGGGTGTAGGTGTCTTCAAGCTTTTGCCAATAGCGCACGGCCCACGGGTTAGCCCGCCGCCAACGGTCCACGATGCGCTGCGCCTCGGGCTCACTCATGTGTACGCCATACGCCCGACCCATAGCGCTGAACGCGCCGACGCCGCCCGCGAAGCCGAGCGACAGGATGGCGACCTTGCCAATCTGGCGCTGGTCGTCCGTCACGGCGTCCGATGTGGTGTTGTAGATACCCGCCGCTTCACGCTTGTAGATGTCGCCGCCAGCGCGAAACACATCCAGCACCGACTCTGCAAGCGGGTCGGCGGAGAGCCAGGGTGTCGCGCGCGCCTCTATAGCTGCCCAGTCGGCCACGACGAAAACGTTACCTCGGGCGGGGACGAGAGCTGGGCGAAGCATTGATTTAAGAACGTCCGTAACGCGCTTGCCGTATCGGGGCACGATACTATGACCTCGCACCAAGGCTTGACGGGTTGCGTCAGGTTCGGTACTGCACTTACGCGTAAAGTTATGGACTTGTGCTCCGTAGCTTGAAGCACGCCCGGTGGCACTTCCACCAGCAAAAATAAAGGCTCCTCGGACACGGGCGTCCCCTCCTGCTAGCTGCTTCAAGCGGTTGAACTTAGCCACCGACGATGCCCACAAGTCATCCGCGCACTGCACTACGTCAGCCACGTCTGGCGGCAACTCATCGGGGTTGTCCATAGCGAGCAGGTTCGCCCGCACGGTTTTGTCAATACTAAACTTCTTTTCGCCGTCCTTGTGGACGGTCATCAGGCGCTTGGCCTCGGGCCCGACGCGCTCCAGCACCCACTCGCGCATCTTAGGCGAGCGGACGGTCGTTATCGCACCCTGCGTGACCTCGGCGACCAGCCGTTCAATGTCCTGCAATTCAGATTCCGCGTGACGGATCGCCGCCTCGCAGAGCGGTATATCGACGCCGACGCCACGGTCGTTGATGCGCTCGTTAACGTGGTAATCGGCCAGCTCGGTGTCCGACAGGTCGCGCATGGCCTTGCTGATCTCGCGCATGGCGCGCACGTCCTGCTCGCAATAGGCGACCATCTCGGCCATCAGCTCAGGGTCTTGGTTGAACGTCCCGTCAGCGCGAGGGATGGAGAGCTGCCGGATAAGCTGCGCGCCTCGGTAGTCCTTCTTCATCTTGGACGACAGGGCACGGCCGATGTCCTCAAGGCTACCAGGCAGGCAGTTGGCCCGCGCCTGAGCGGCCGTGCAGTAGAACTGCGACAAGGCGAACGGCATGTCAAGGACATACCAGAAGATAAGCCGCTCAAAGGCGGCGTTGTGCGCGCGTATCTGGCCCTTGAAGTTGGCCACGCGCTCAGGGAACGGGTACTTGGGCAGCCATGTGTCAACCTCGCCATCGTCAAAGGCGTAGGACATGCACAGCACCTCGGTGCTCGGGTGCTTAGCGTAGTTGTACGCACCCGCCGCCGGTAGGTCGCAGCGGCTGCGGGTCTCGAAATCAAGCCAGAGTATTGCCATAGAAAGATTGGGGGCCGAGGGCGCCCCCGCTCCTTTTACGCAGCGCGACGCCGACGGGCCGCAGCGGCTGGCGGCGGAGTGTCATCCCCACCGTCCGGCTCGTTAGCGACTTCGCCTTCCATCGACACCCACTCGACGATCTCAAAGACCGGCGTGAAGATGCGGCCATAGCTCTTGTGCTGGTAGTGCTCCTTTTTCAGATGCACGACCGGCACCGGCTTGCTCTGGTCACGCTCGACCTGCGCGGCGATGGCTGCTGCCAAAGCCTGCACGGCACGCTTGCCGCCCACCGACGTGGTGCTGTAGCGAGCCTCAAGGCCCACATCCTCACCCGAGATGCACTTCAAGCTCATGCCGACCTGCGTCTCCCAGCCCTTCTTGCTTTGCGGCGGTGCCGGGTCGAGCTCAGGCAGCGGCTGTGACACCGACACCATCTTCTCGCCCAAGACCTCGCCGTCGCCCCAGGCAATGAAGCCGTGGACGAACGAGAAAGGATTGATTGCCCACTTGCTATCGCCCTCGGCCTCGGTTTGATCCGCGCCGAAGACCCAGTGGCCCGTCTTGTCCATCTTGAGGATGGCCGTACCCGCAGGGCCGACATCCACTTCGATGCTGCGAAGGGCCGTGGACAGGGAAGAAACCGCAGGCAACCCTGCTTTTGCAAACGCTGTGATATTAGACATTACTCTACTCCTTACACTAGTTTAGAAAGGGCCGCAGTCAACTGAGACCCGATTTGCAACACGGCGGGCCGGGGATCGCTCTCCGGCGCCATCGTGTTACCGCTTGAGACCAAGATGACCTGATCGTCCGGCAGGCCGAGCTTCAGCTTTTTGAGCTTCTTCTCCGCTTGTGCCGGCGAAATCAATGTCGTCTCAGTCACTTCCGTAATCGGCAAGAGCGCCGCAAGCGCCGCCTTTGCCGAGTCCTCATCGCGCCACTGCCGCGTGGCACGCTTGGCAACGAGCTTATAGCCCGGCACCGAATTACCTGACTCTAGCACCTGCATCGCAAGTGCGCGCAGGTCGCCAATCCAATCTTCAAGCACTGCCGCACGCTCTAGCATCTGCCCAAGTTGCGCGGCGTCGAGCTCCTTAATCTGCGTCTGCGTGGCGCGATCGACTGCGCCCGTCATCTGCGGGCAGATGGGCTTGGCCGCACACCAGCGGCAATGCTCGCCAATCTTGAGCGGCGCGTCGGGCTTGGCCGACTGCTTGACGGCGTAAACCAGCTCGCGCTCAAACTGACGCACGCGGTCAAACGATGTCACCCAGCGCTTGACCTTTGGCGGCTGGACAATGATGCACTCTATTTCCGTGACATCCTTGAATACCCACTCCAGCTCCGGCGTGCGCAGCGCCGCAGCCGTATAAAATAAAAGCTGAGGGTTTTCCTCCACTTCGACGGCCACGCCATCACCGAATTTCCAATCCAATACAATAGCGCGATTGCCAATCCGACCGATAAGATCACAAGAGCCGAACACACCCGGCAAAAGATCACCGAAGCTGACGGTTCGTTCGACGGCGTATTCGAGCTTCGCTTCAGGGTCGATTTCATTGATTGCGTCCAAGGCTGGGCGAACCTTCTCATCAACCAGGTCGCCGGTAAGTTTGTGGCCGTTGTACTCCATGTCGAGCACGTGGCGCAGCTCCTTGTCGGAGCCCAGAAGCTCGGCCATGACGTTGTGCAGCAGCGTGCCTTCGTCAGCGTACTTGCTGCTTGGTTTCGGGGGAACTTTTTGGCAGAGCGCAACGCTGCCGGGGCAGTTAATCACGCGCTTGGCGGTGGACCCGCCGACTATGTTGCTATGACTCATCGAGGACTCTCCTTTAGTGTGTTTGCGTAAGCCTAAATCGTACGATTTGGCTTGTCAAGCGTTCTGTTACATAATAGTATGGAGGCATGAAAGAAGCAGACATCGAACAGCGGTTGGATTGGGCGGTGCAGCGCGCCGGGGGTCAGACCTGGAAGTTCGTCAGTCCTGCCAATCGCGGCGTATCGGATCGCATCGTTTGTCTGCCAAACGGCGATACCTGGTTTGTGGAGCTGAAGCGCCCCGGCGGTAAACGCACGGCGTTGCAGGAACGGTTTGCGAAACAGATGGTGGGGCTGCGGCAGAAGTACGCCCTGCTGTCAAACGCGGAGGAAGTCGATGCTTGGGTTACGTCCATATCAGGCTGACGCCGCCGACTTCCTTTACGCCAACGACCGCGCGATGGTGCTGGCACCCGTAGGCGCTGGCAAGACGGCGCTCACCCTTACGGCCATGCGCGACGCGCTGCGCGATGGCGTGGTCAAGCGTTGGCTAGTCGTGGCACCGCTGCGTGTGGCGCAGCATGTGTGGCCGGTTGAGGCACCCAAATGGACGCCCGATCTCACCCTATCTGTTGCCGTAGGCTCGCCCGCGTGGCGGACTAAAGCACTGGCGTCGGACGCCCGCGTGGTGGTCATCAACTACGACAATTTGCAGTGGTTAGCCAAGCAGAAGCTTGACTTTGACGGCGTGGTGTTTGATGAATTGACCCGACTGAAGAATCCGTCAGGGATTCGCTTTAAGGCGATTCTGAAGGCATTAGAGCCGATTAAAGTTCGCTGGGGGCTGACGGGCAGCTTCACGTCAAACGGCCTTGAGGACGTGTTTGGGCAATGCAAAATCATCAACCAAAGCCTACTTGGACGCAGCAAAGGCGCTTTTCTGCAACAGTATTTTATTTGTCTCAACCGAGAATATGGCGAGTGGACGCCCGCTACCGGCGCGTTGCCGCAGGTTATGGCGCGGATCAAGCCCGCGACCTATGTGCTAGAGCCTGGCGAGTACAAAGACAAACTGCCTCCGCTGCACACCGTGACGCTGCGTTGCGAACTACTTGACCGCGAGCCCTACGAGAAGATGAAGCGGGACTTCATGGTGGAGTTTCCCGACGTTAGAGCCATTGCCACTAACGCTGCCGCCGTCACGGCCAAGCTACAGCAGATGTCTTCGGGGTTTGTCTATGACACGACCCGCACGGCATCAGACCGCCCCGGCAAGTTTGACGTAACGCAGAAGACGACGTGGTTTTCAGACCACAAGTTAGAGTTGTTGGAAGACTTGCTCGACGAAAACCAACACGCCAATACGATAATTGTTTACAATTACCAAGCCGAGCTAGAAGTGCTCAAGCGTTGGTATCCGCAAGCGCGGACGATTGACGAGCCGGGCGTGATTGACGCCTGGAACCGGGGTAAGGTTGAGCTGCTATTGATCCACCCGAAGTCGGCGGGTCACGGCCTGAACCTTCAGCACGGCGGCTGCCGGATGGTGTTTATGTCGCTGCCGTGGTCGCTTGAGGAATACGAGCAGACAATCGGGCGGCTGCACCGTAGCGGCCAGCGGCACGATGTGTGGGTCTATGTCCTGCAAACGGGCAAGACGATTGACGAGAAGATTTGGGCGGCGTTGCATGACAAGCGCGCCATGTCGGACGTAGCAATGTGGGAGCTAAAATGAACTGGCGCGAACTGAACGCACAACTGAACCAAATGACCGAAACTGAGGTCAAAGGCCTCCTCGACGTGGAGCTGGTTGACCGCCAGCGCGTCACGTTTGTCGAGCGGCTGCACCAGCGTTATTGCACCTTGCGCGCGACGCGAGAGCGAGCCGAGATGATGGCGCTACTAGCCCCGCCCGCGCAGGTAGCGTAAGTATTCCGCGCCCTCCTCGGGCGCCCACCAGACCTTTACCATGTCGGGATGGTCTGGCGACAGGCTTGGGTTAATCGTTACGAGCGCACAGGGGCTGAAGGCGTTATCGCGGAAGCCCCGTTCCTTGGCGTAGCGATCGTAAACCTTGTAGCTGGCGACCTTCATTGTGTGCATGGCGATGCCCGTAATCGGGTCTTTAAGCACCGAATAAGCCGATTCGTGCTTGTGCCCGGCGACGTAGATGTGGTCGCGGGTGCCCATGATGGCGGCCTTCATCGGCCCGTGCGCTGGGTTCCAGATTGACGA